GCGGATGCTCCGGCCGCGCCGTGGTACAGCTTGGCCTGCATCCCTAAACGGATGGACATAGTTTTCTCCTATTTTGAAGGGTTATTTGTGTGGTTTATCGAATCGAACCTGCCCAAAACCGAGGCAGACGCGGTAAGTTTTTATTCAGTGCTGGCCCCATGAACGGTCTCTTTCTATAGTTGCCACCACGGAAGCGACCACCGAATTCGTGGGCCATGGCCGACGGGCCAACGTGGGCGAACCCGGGGCCGATCAACACACGGTCGCTACCTTCGCGGGCATACACAATGGAACGCCGCAGTTGGCCATGTCGGGTACGCGGTGGCGAACCAGGTGGTGCGTAGCGTTTGCTCCGTCGAATGCTTCGCCGTGCTGTCAACCGAATCGCCGCACCGGCATGGCCCAGACTCTGAAAACTCGCCTGGTTCACTTTTTGCCGGATAAGTTTTCGGTTCAGACCCCCGGAAGCGCCCGGAGGTTTGAATTTCACACGTAGCATTAAGACCTCACTGGGTAATGCGGTACGTCAACGTCAGCACCGACGTGAACACTCGCTGATTGGACAGATGATCCGGATCGTAGATGGGAACATTTTCCACCTTGATCCAGATGGCATATGGCATGTCGGTTAATGGTTGGCGTTGCAGATAGTCGGCAAGCTGCTGCACCAAGCCACTCAATTCCTTAACGGCAGGATCGATTTCGTCCTGCGGCACAGTGAGTTTTTGTTGGATGCCGATGTCCACCTGACAGTCATACTGGCTGAGTTTTCGTGTGATGCTTTGAACCTGCACACCACGCGGAACAATGCTAATCGTCAGTTCCCTTAGTTGCGACAGATCGTGAATCGGTAACACCTGTCGTTTGGCATGGGTGACGATGCCGGATTGGTTGAGTTGCGATGTGACTGCATCAGCCAGATCAATGGTCATTTGCATAGTTACCCTCCCCCCGGATTAACCCCGGAAAATACTAAAAAGAATATTCACCAGACTGGTCACGCCTGCACCGGCAATGAGCCACATCCAACGAGCGTGACGAATCGCGTTTTGTTCCAGACGATCCAGGCGAATGTTGATACCCGGTTCACCATTGCCACGAATGGCATGATCGAGTCGATCGAGCTTGTTGTGCAATTCATCGAACTGACTGCAACTGTCATTATCATTCTGTACACATTGATTCATGTACTTGCGTCTCCCAATAAACGAGTGTGAATACGAAGTGTGGTGTGATATGGATCGCAATACCTAAAACATCCGTCGTCACCGAAGTTGGTGACTTCGTATTGCTTGTCATCCATCGTCAGGATATCGCCGGGTTCAGGCTCGAACTCTGCCGGGAAGTCATCCGCATTGATCAAAAAATCCCACATGCTTGATTCGATGGTCACACCACCGACGCTGGACTTCTCGTAACGGCTGATGCCCGGCGAGGCATGGACGGTGTACGAGGATTCGCCCTGTGTGTAAGCGACTTCCTGCGTACACCATCCTGCCCTCACCCTGGCGAGCCACTGCATGCCTTCCTTCATGTAGTCTCTGGCCATTCTGTCTTTCTTTCCGGGGGCCGGGAGTTTAGGCAGTGAGTTTGATACGAACGGTGGCATCGTTGTCACCGGCATCAGCCACAGCCTTGCCCATGTACTTGCCTTCGATTTCAGTAGGCGTCACGTATTTGTTGGCCGAGTCCCAGTAGAGCTTGGTGCCGGTGGTGATGGCCATGCCTGGGCCACCGATCTTGGGGACATCAAAGATGCCGGTCACCGACAGACTGCCCAATGTGTTTGCAGCGATGTCGAGCTTGGCAATGCCGACGAGATCTTCCTGAACAACGACGTCGCCAGCGGCCACATCAGCGGCTGGGGTGTAATCGATACTGTCACCTTTGTGAACGAATGTTGCGATCATGTAAAAAATGCTCCTGTGAGAAGAAAAAGATTAAAAACGACTTGTTTTAAGGGGGAAAACAATGAATACTTTTCGGAGAACCTCCCCAAAAAAAACTTCCGGGGCTTCCGGGGCTTCCGGGGGTTAACTTTCGCCTTTGAATTTCACTGCACCGCGATGGTCCTGTTCACGCACGCCAAAGTCGATAAAGCCGCGGAATTGCACTCCGAGCGTGGAAAAATCTGCGTCGGTTTTTTCGACGGTGGGACGATCCACGCCGTTGAGGAAGGCTACCTCGATAGCCGACAAGCGATTGGGATCAGACAGCAGATACCACGCCTTGTTGGAGGCATTGGCAAAACTGGTGTTGGAGAGATAGACACTGGACACGACATCGAATTTTCCAGCATGCGGATTGGTTGCAGGCTTGGCCTTGTTAGTCGTGGTGGTCTCGTTGAGTTGAAGGCTCTTCATGAGCATCTCAGCGGCCACCTTCAAACCCGGCGGCACCAGCAGCAGCGACGGCATGATGCCCAGCGGTTTGCCGTTGGGTTTGACCTGCTGAGCAAAGAGGACTTCAGCAGCCGTGAGCCCATCAATGGACAGCGCGGTATCGGCACCTTCGCTGTAGTTGTTGTGATCGGCGTGGAAGAATGCTTTGCCATCAGCCTGCAGCGGATTGCGCAGCCACAGGGCCCACACCGCTTCGGCAATCGCCTCAGCGGCACCCATGCCGATCTGGCGGGGAATGTCGGTGAAGGCACCGAGGTCATCGTTGATGATCATCTGACGCGTGAGTGCGAACATGATGCCATGCGTGTCGGCTTTTTGGCCAAACTGCTGTTCATCAAGTTGGCCATGCTTGATCTCACCGTCGGGACCCACCTGCTGGAACTTGAACGAACCGGTCATGCGGTAACGCGTGTGTTCCTTGAAGTCGTTGACGCTGGCGATCTTGGCAATGCGACGCCAGGCATCTTCCACATAGTTGTAACCTTCAAGCAGCATCTTGTTGGCGATGTTGCTCAGAACCCCCGGAAGACTGGCACTGCTAAAGGCGGCTTGCAACCAGCCGGTGGCATCACGACGAAAGCGCGGCAACTGCTGGCCACAAGCCATTTCGCAGAACTCCTGCACGCCAATGCCACGGAGTTTGTCGGCAGCTTCAAGGACGGGTTCGGCATACAGTGCCTGCACCCGACTGCTGGGCAGGCCACTTGCCATCAGCGCGACGGCTTCAAACACCTGCGGATTGCTGGGACGCGACGATTGGCCGGTTCCATGGATGGCCACCGGTACCTGCGGACGCGACGCGCGAAGCACATGCAGTTCGGTCTTCGTGACGTCCCAACCTTCTTCGATGGCCTGAGCTTCAACCCCCGGAAGTTTGCCATCACAAATCGAACGGATGGCCTGGATGCGACGGGTTTCTTCAGCCATCTGACGACGCATCTGCATCATCGGGGCTTCCGGGGTCGGGGCATCCGAAACTTCCGGGGGTTGCGTTGCACGCGCGGCGAGGGTGGCAGGACGTGCGGGCGACGGATTGCTTTCCGGGGCCGGGGTCGGCTTCGAGTTTTCGGTGGACGGAGGTGTGGCCGGTTTGGGATCGACGATGGTGGTTTGGTTGCCTTGGCTTCCGGGGGCGGGGGCGGGGGCGGGGGTGACTTGGGTTCCGGGGGTCATATGGGGTTGCTCCTTGCTGTTGGCTGCGATGCGGGCAGACGTAGACGAGTCTGCTCCGTTATCAACGAATGAGATTTCTTTGAGTGTGGCTTTGCGGACGACGTGGATGGGGCCATCGAAGGTTCGGCCATTGACGGTGATGTTCTGGCCGTTGGGGATGAACTGGGCATCGATGACGGCAGCACCGATGCTGGCTTGCCAGGGGAAACCGTTCTGGCCGCTACGGATCACATCACGCGCCCAACTGGTATCGCGGCTGACTAAACCTTCAGCCACCAACGATCCATTTTCGACAGCAACGCGCTGCGTGTGGCCGACGCCTTGGCGCGAGCTGTGATCCAAGCGAACGGGAATGTCCTGGCGATCAATGCCTAAACCTTCGAGGTCCACCACGACGGGATGTGGGAATCCTTCGATTCGCATCAGGCCGCCGGTATAGGCGACCATGCGGAACTGTGGGACAGTTTTCTCTTTGTCCCCGGCAGCCTCGATGGTCAACGGGCATATGAACGAGAGTTGGTCAGGCAGTTGTTGGGTTGGCGACTGTGTCATCGTCATGTACGTTGGTCTCCTGAGAATTTGAAGATGAAGAAGAAGGTTGAACAGGCTGACTCTCCGAAACGGTCAGCCCAAGTGTTTGCATGAGTCGGGTTTCCTTGGCGCGCTGGCGAAGCTCGGTTTCCCAATCCTTGCCCTGACGGGCATATTCAGCGGCCAGCGTGGTAGTGTGACTACCTAAACGTTT